GCTATAGCGGATTCAACTCGGCTAATGAGGCCATTAAGATCAGCGTCTAGATCTGACCCTTGTATCTCTGGTAGATATTGTCTAAGTGTTGCAGCAGATACAAGAGCCATAAATCACCTAGCTATAATCTCTAGCAAGATCACATAGAACATTGACTGAGATCTGACCAGCAACGCCTGATCCACTGTGACCAACACGGATCTTGATAGCAGAACCAGCTGCAAAATCACGATCGTCTGCTTCGCCTAAAGTCAGAGACTCAACAACACCAACAGAGAAACCGCTTGAGCTGGTTGCTCTTGTTGCGTAGGTCTTTGAGGCATCAGCATTCTGAACGCTCAAAGTCAAAAAGTTGACTGCATTAGCTGCGATTGTGCTTGCACAAAGTCGAACTTCTTTCATTTGAAGACCGACAGGACAGATCAAGAAAAGATCATGAGCAGATCCGGCTGTGATATCTAAATATCCATTAAGTATAATCGGCATTTTAAACTCCTATATTCCAAGATTATAATGATAAGCTACGTTCTTGGTCGCTGTTGCATCAGGAGAATCAAAAGTTCCTCTCATGGTCGCTACAACCTGAATAACACCGCTCTTAATGTCTTTATCAGTCTCAATGGTGATTCTGCGTCTTACATAGTTGTAATAGCTATCACGATTGACGATCAGATAACCAGTTTTGTCTTTAGATCCTGAGCCTAAAAACTTTCCTGTGTTCTCAAGATCAGCACCCATAAATCGACTCATTATGATCGGCATACCTGCCAACGCTGCAATTTGTCCGCTCAATACAGTTGCTTGAGGCCCGAACTTATCCAAAGTAGCGACCTCAGTAAGATTAAGGAAATTAGCAAGGACAGCTTCTGGTGATGCGATGATGATTTTATTGCCCATTGCAAGCTCGCCCATTGAAGCAGACACAGCTAGAAAGTTAGCAAAGTTAAAAGTGCTATTGTCGCCTGTTCCTTTGTCCAAAGCAGCAGCTCGAAGCCCTAAGAAGGTTCTTCTGTGATCTGCTGAGGTACCAAGATCAGAAGCGCCCCAGCGCTCGCGAATATTCCAGTTCTCGATATCATCTTGATGAGGGCTTGCTGTATCACCGTTAATCATACAATCTTCATAAGCATCTTCAAGATCCTGAGCTACCTGTCGAGTCATAGCTGGAATGATTGCAAATGCTGAGTCTTCACCAGCAGCATCGTCAATGTTCATCAATACCGCAAGGCCCTTAGCTCTGATCGTCTTCTGTGCTGTCTCAATAGTAGAGGCAGTGTAAGAAGCGAGATCATCAGTAGCGGCCCCTTTAATATAAGGACGTCCGCCGCGGCTCAACTTGGGGACGAGCAAAGTCTCGCGATCCATCTGCACATCAGCAAACAAAGAGCGCAGTCCACGAGGAATTTGGAAGGTCTGATAAAGCTGATTTGAGAACTCATCAGGGATCCACTCAGCACCAACACCAGCAGAATCAGAGAAGATCTTCTCTACAGCAGGCTTCATAAATGAAGGTGCTTTTTGTAGGTGGTTGTAAAGCTTCATGTCAGCTTTAGGAGTGGAAGCATCGCGCATAATGCCTCTAACCAAAGAGCGCTCCTGTGCCATTTTGCACAGATCAGCATGCCATTCATTTGCATAGGTATCCGCATCAAGCAGGCCCTTCTCTTCTACTGTTACACGACCACGACCAGAGATTTCTTTTCTGGTGGTTCCGCTTGTCCAGCGTACACCGTCCTCATTCATGTACTGCTTGAGCGCAAAGTCGCCGCCGCTGATTTCAGGTGTGATGGTGCGCTCCTGACCTTCTGCCATGAGCTGCTGAGCTTTCTTAAGGTCTTTGACCTGCTGCTCAAAGTTATTCATGCGGTCGTCTGATTCTCGCTGATGCTTGACCAGTCCCGCAACAAGGCGCTTAGCCTCTTCGATCTTATGGTTAGACATGTTATGTCCTCCTTAGGGTTTTATATGATCTGAGCAAACAGCTCAGCGATTTTATCAATATCAGTTTTAAAATTTTTTCGCTTGTCGTCGTCTTCGCTGTCTTCGTCGTCGTCGTGGTAGGACTTGGGCATGTCTTCCGTTGACTCTTCATCATCGTCGTCTTTGTCCTTCTTTTCGTCCTCGTCCTCTTCGTCTTTTCGGCGATCAAGCGCTTCCTCTTCCATCTCCTCCATTTCTTCTTTGGCCTTGGCAAAGGAGATCACGATCTTATCGTCCTCTTCGCTGATTTCTAGGATGTGCTTAATGCGCATCTCAGGCAGGGTCAGAAGCTCAGAGCGGATCATGTTGCGGATCTCGTGCAGCATACTGCTTTTAAATTCATTGAATTGTTTTTGTGTGATCATTGTTGCCTCACCGTTTGCGGGTATTGTGACGATCGATACTTCGAGCAGTTCAGCGCTCTTGAAAAATTGGCCGCTCTTACCGTAATAAGGGCTGTCTTTTGGTAGTTCAGCCCTAAGTGCACTTTGCAACGGCTGAAAGCCTACAGAAACCGCATTCATAAAGCCCTTTTGGGTCTTCCTTGCAACCTCGGCAGCTCGTGGATCATCCATGTCAAATTCAACATCAATCACAAGCTGATCGTTCTTGACTTGTACCTGACCTCGCCCGATCGGCAGCTGTGAGCTATCGTGATTCAGCAATACGATCGGGTTCTTGTTGTAAGCATCCAGTGTCCAGCCCTTCTGATCTATGATGTCACCATAGCGATCAGGGGTAGCAGTTGATGCAACAAATGAGACTTTAGAAGGCTCTGCTTCTGCTGTCTGCTCTTGTCTTTTGACTATGTAATGTACTTTATTCATACGATCCTCAACTCTATATACTACAGAAATCCAAATATTACAAGAATGATATTTATTTTGATTTTTTTTATATATAAACTTGCAATCTATAAAATACTGATTAATAATAGAGTATAACCAATGAGCAACAGGAGCTTAAAAATGATCAACATCGAAACAACAAAAGGTATTTATTCAGTAGAACTCATCATGAGAGAGGTTCCATTTTTCGGTACAACATATGACAGCATTATCCGAAAAGGTCAAAAGGTTGTAGCCAAAATTGCAGACCTTCGCCAAGCTGGACATGGTTATGCACCTTCGCCTTGGCATAACAAAATCATTGGCCTGTCAGAGCTTGAAGCTGTAAGTCTTCATAGGGCAGCAGTCAAAATTTATAATTCATAATAATCAACTACCAGCCCTCGAAAGAGGGCACCACCAAACAGGAGAACACCATGAACAACCTATATCAAACCCTCAATACATTTATGATCGAGACACACGCAGCATATCAATCAAACAATCACCCTGAGCTGAATGAAGCATTTGATCACCTCAATGCACTGTATGAAAGACTTAAGGACGAGGGCGGGCGGACAACAACATTACCACCAACAAAGCTGGTTTTGATCACTTATCAGAGCTTCAAAGAAGAGGCTATACTGTACAGTATAGAGGCGCTTGACTTTGTCGCTGCTCATCACGATTGTATTGACAGCATCAGAATAGTAGAGTTAAGAAACCTATAATAAGACTTGTTTACATGCGATCGGGCAGTGGGTCGAGAAGGATTGCTACTGTCTGGTCGCATTGTTACAGATCTGTCTTACCATCAATAACGGGTACAATGGTACAGCGGCAGTTCACATCAAGCGATGGATCACCGAAGTTTGCGGGGCTTGGGCTGGTGTATCCTTCGCTCTCAAACTCCTCATTAACTCCCACAACAACACCATCAAGCTCGGCATGTGCTTCTCTTACTTTTGCATCTCTTGAGCTGAGCCACTGCTTTTGAATGTTGATCCCTGCTGTAGCTGCTTGTCGATAGGCCTGATCCGTTGAAGCATTGAGCGCCTTTGTGCTTTCTGTTCTTGCTATTCTAAGCGCTCTATCTTGAGAGAATGCAAGAGAGCCAGATAAACTACTTGCTATATCGGGCACGCTTGCACCTGCCACGAGGCCCCGCTGAATGATTGACTCTACGCTTTTAACAGTGGTGTTCGTCATTTCTTGCGCAGCTCTATCCGACAGCTGCACAGCAAGATCACGACGACCAAAGACCAGATCTAGCGGTCTAGCCACATCAGCAATTCGGAAGACCCGATCTAGCTCTGCATTACCAGTCAACATGAACCATTTAACAAACTCGCCCTGATAGCCCTGTTTCAGCAGTCTTAACTCTTCCGCTTTCTGTGCCCGTACTACATCAAGCATGCCCTTCTCACTGTTCTCTTCGACTATTCGCACAAATCGCCTCTTTGCGCCTCTTAAATAGCCATTTATGCGCCTTTTAATTCCCTCTTCTGCTTTTCGCTGTGAGCGCTCAATCCAAGCATGCCACATGTCCGCCCGCTCTTCTGGAGTAAATGACCGATCTTCTTTATCGAGTTTGCGCTTTAACTCGTTGAGGACTTGCTTCATTCTGCTCTCACCGATCACACTTACCCCGTACCATTTGATCTGAGCCACAAGGCCCGCAACAGTGGACAAGTTGATCGGGTGATCCCTGTCTCTGAATTGTGCCCCGT